TCCCAAGCGTGCGTGGCATTTTATCGAACTTTCAAAATTCTTTTTGGAAATGAACCTTGGATATACAATTTTGCATCTAATTTCATTAGACTCGTCCAGAGCGAGTGGAATAAGATCGACATCCAGGGGTCAACCTGCGAGATGTTTACTACTCTTTCCCAGATAATATCCGGAGCCAAAATGGTCGTCGAAGGACCTATTCTGGAAAAACTGGGGAGGGTCCTCCAGTACTTACTTTCGTTCTCAGCTTTCTCGGCTTTGAACATTTGTGACTGGAGTGATGAAAGTAGTTTTCAGCTCTTCCGAACATTTTCTCACACTTTGAAGAAACAGCCTTTGAAATTTGGCAAAGACTTCTTTGTATCTATTCTCGACCTGGTCGAGTTTTTGATCGACAGAGGAGTTGTTTTCTTCAAGAACCCTGGCAAGGTTTCAGTGTTGACTTTATTTACCGATAGGCACCATGGGTTTGACGCCTGGTGTGAAGATGTTCGAGTTCTCGTGCAGTTGCACAGAAGGTGGACGATGTCGGACAAGCAATTGAACGTCACCGAGTTTAAACACCTTTTGCGTTCCACTTTGACGACTGGCAAGGAATTTGCCAGGGTTGATACCATATCGTCAACATTCCGCACGCTTTATCAGACACATATGTCCGATTTGTATATCATGGATCAGGCAATTGTTGATGCCGAGCGTGGTGCCGGAATACGAGAACAACCTTTTGGTATTCATCTTTATGGGTTTGCCGGAATTGGTAAAACTGGCCTAATCCATTTTATTCGTGAAGCTTTTGCTTTAATTAGCTCCGAAGTGCACGAAAAACTGGATGGATCCTCACGGTACATGTATTCCCGGACTCAATCAGAGTTTTGGGATAACTATGATTCGTCACAGTGGTGTATATTGATGGATGATCTCGCCGAAAATCTTTTTAGAGATAAGGGCGATATCGATCAGGGCATAGAAGAGTTTATCCAGCTCATGAACACTGTGCCTTTTATGACTAATCAAGCCTCTTTAGAGCGCAAGGGCCGCGTTTTTGCGGAGCCCAAGCTGGT